AACCTGATTTCGGCTCTTTTTTGGTATGTAGGAAAGGTGGTGAGGCAGTTGTGGCTAAAGAGGACCTAATTCCTGTGAGAAGCAAAGAAGAAGCAAAGGCAAGAGGAAGAAATGGCGGTCTAAAATCCGGAGAGTCGAGAAGACAAAAAAAGACCATGAGAGAAATGGCAAAATCACTCATGGAAGCATCTGTCTCAAAGCAAATGGGAAATGTTCGAGACACTCTGAAGAGGATGGGTATAGATGAAAATGATATGACTTACCAAGCTGCCGTTGTGGTTAGGTTGATACAAAAAGCAATGGTCGATGGAGATGTAAATGCCGTGAGGGTTCTTGGGGAACTTACCGGAGAACTGAATAAGTATGGCCTTTTCGATATAGCCGAAGAAAATATCATTGATATACCCTACCCGACAATTCTCATACCTGAAAATGGAAGAGATGAGCCGAGACAGAATGTTCTTGAGCCACAAGCCGGTCCTCAGACAATGTTTATGGCATCGTCAGCAGATATAGTGATATATGGTGGTGCAGCAGGAGGTGGAAAGACCTATGCTTTGTTGTTAGAAGCATTAAGACATAAGGATGTAAAGAACTTCGGTGCTGTTATATTCCGGAAAAACTATACACAGATAACGGCAGAAGGAGGATTATGGGATGCCAGTATAAAACTTTTTTCCCAAGTGGCTAATGCACAGCCTATGAAGTCTCCGAAGCTACACTGGAGATTTGGGGATAATGCAAAACTTACCTTTGCGCACCTGGATGGTGAGGACGATTTGCTTGCATGGCAGGGAACTGAAATTGCTTACCTTGGATTTGACGAGCTTACACATTTTACTAGGCATCAATTCTTATATATGCTATCTCGAAACCGAAGTACCTGTGGAGTTAAGCCCTATGTAAGAGCTACTTGTAACCCTGATTCAGATAAATGGGTTGCAGACTTTGTCTCTTGGTGGATAGACCAAGAGACCGGTTATCCAATCAGAGAAAGAAGCGGAGTGATCCGGTATATGTGCGTTGTGAACAATGTTATCTATTGGGGTGATTCTCCGGAAGAATTAGCAAAAGACCACAATATCATGCCGGAAGATTGTAAGTCCGTAACGTTCATAGCGAGTCGGCTTCAGGATAACAAAATCCTAATGAAATCCGACCCTTCATATTTGGCAAATCTTAAGGCAATGACTGAAGTTGATATGGAAAGATTACTCTATGGTAACTGGAAGATAAAGGCACAAGCAGGAAAGTATTTTAAGAGGACTCAAATTCCACTTGACGGATATTATCAGCAATTGCCTGATGATGTCGTGTACTGGTGCAGAGCATGGGATCTGGCGGCAACCGATGAAGACGAGAATGGAGATGCTGACTATACATCGGGAGTGCTGATTGGAAGAAGGAAAAATGGTAGATACATCATAGCTGATGTTATCAATAAACAAATCAAGGCAGGAGATGTGGAAAAACTTATCCGCATGACTGCCATTTCTGATAGAAAGAAATACGGATTCAGTTACATTGTTAGAATCCCACAGGATCCAGGTGGTGCAGGAAAGATTGTTGCAAAGCAGTATCTAAACGGATTGTCCGGATTCAATGTAAAAGCTGAGCCTGTTTCCGGAAGTAAGGAACTCCGGGCAACGCCTTTTGCGGCACAGTGGCAAAACGGATTCATTGATGTATTGGTAGCGGAATGGAATGAGGTATATTTTGGACAATTAGAGTCCTTCCCCGAATCCAAGCATGACGATATGGTGGATGCTTCATCCGATGCGTTTAATGAGTTGGCTGATTGGAGTTTCGATATAAATGCACTGTTATAAAGAATAATTGCAATTTGAGGCAGTCTGTTTCACGGGCTGTTTTTTGTTTGCAGAAAGGAGAGTGAGTAGTGAACGAGCAACAAAAAGCAAGATTGAATAAGATAGTTGAGCAGGTCCGTGGAGCGAAGATACTGGATGCCACACAAGCCGGATTCCGAGGAGACGGATATACAAACCTCCTGAACAAATACGGAACAGCACAAGACAATTCAACGGCTTACTATTACGAAAAAGATAATATTGTTATAGACATGGAGCTGACGAGTCTGTACGAGAGTAATGGTATCTTCGCCAAGATTATCGACAGGCCATCCGAGGAATCTCTCAAGCATGGTTTAGATATAGACTTTGGCGATGAAACTATATCAGAGTATGTAGAGGAAAGGCTCGATGACTTAGATTTTGAGGACAAGTTTGCCACTGCAGAGAAATGGGCAAGGCTCTACGGAGGGGCAATCATTGTTATGCTTTGTGATGATGGAGGAGCCCTTGAAGAACCTCTTGACTGGGATAAGGTCACTACTATAGAAGAGCTGAGAGTATTTGACCGGTCTGTTGTTCAAGAGGATTTTACCGGGTATTTCAGATTCAATGTATTTGGGGCAACCGGAAAACCTATACCACAGGAAGAGCCGATGTACTACCGTGTAAACTCCACCTATGGATATTTCGTTGTCCACTCATCAAGATGTTTGGTATTTAGAAATGGAAGGCTTCCTGAAAAAAGCTCAAGTACTTTATTTAAAAACTGGGGAATGCCTGAGTATATCAGGATTCGAGAGGCACTCAGGGAGTGTCTTACCACTCACGCTAATGGAACAAAACTTCTTGAAAGGTCGGTTCAGGCTATATACAAAATGCAAAACCTTGCAAACCTTCTTAGCTCCGAAGAGGGAGAGGAGAAGGTGCTTCAGAGATTGCAGGTAATTGATATGGCAAGAGGAATCCTGAATTCCATAGCAATAGATGCAAGTGGAGAGGACTACGACTTCAAGACTTTACCGATGTCCGGAGTGAAAGATATTATCGACACGACCTGCAATATGCTTTCCGCTGTTACAAACATCCCTCAAACCATTTTGTTTGGTCGTTCTCCTGCCGGGATGAACGCCACCGGAGACAGCGATCTGGAAAACTACTACAACATGGTTGAGAACATCCAAAAGCAAAACATGAAAAAGAATGTCAGAACACTGCTAAGACTGATTCTAAAACAGGGCTTCCTTGAAGGGGCTATTCCTGAGATTCCGAAGTTCAAAGTTAAGTTTGCGGCACTGTGGTCTCAGTCTGACACTGAGATTGCTGATATTGAACAGAGGAGAGCACAAACACAGCAAGTAAAAGCACAGACGGCACAGGCTTATATCGATGCCGGAGTGCTTGACCCTTCCGAGGTAAGGAAATCTCTTGCTGAAGAGGGGGAATTTGATATTGAAGAAATATTGACAGAGGATGATATTGAACTTCCCGATGATACATTTGCCCCGATTGAAGAGTCGGATAAAACCGACAGCATGGAAATCAGAGGCGAGGTTCAAGTGGACAGCGAGAGAGAAGCATCCGCTGTCATCGTTATTCATGATGGAAAGGTACTTTGTGCAAGAAGAATTGACACAAATGAGCTTTGCGGTCCAGGAGGACACATCGAAGAAGGAGAGTCCTCTGAAGAGGCAGCGCTCAGAGAGGCTCAGGAGGAGTTTAATATTATTCCCCTAAACATTATACCCTTGGGGCGTTTCGAAGCCTCCTCTGAAGCATTTTGCAATTCTACGGTATATTTCACTGACCGATACATAGGAACACCAAAGGCAGATGGTGCTGAAATGTATAATGAGCAGTGGTTATCCCTTGAAGAGTTAAAAGGTGAGAAATTATTTCCTCCATTTCTTGAGTCGATAGATATGTTAGAGGACTTTCTGAAAAACTACTTGACAAAAGAAAGCGGCGAAGTTACCGTACGCATAACGGAACAAGATGGTGGTCCCGGTAGTGGAATAAAAGGACATACGACACCTAAACCTAGCAAGGAACTCATCGAAACAGCCAATGAATATAGCAAAGCAATAGAAGGTTTGGTTACGGTAAATGGAGTTGTGATGAAATCTGTATCTATTCACGCTACACAAAGAATAAAAGAAAGAAAAACATCTATCGAAGAAGTCAAGGAGGTCTTAACCAGGTCAGGTATTTCTTATCCGGGCAATAAGCCGTGAACTAAATGCATACAAGGCGGTGGATGGAGACTTGTTACTACAGATGATGGGAAACTAGTTACGGCAGTTGATTTGTTATCTTAATTAGGAGGCTGATATGTGTTTAAAAAAAGAACAGCTAGATTTTCTAAAAAAAGAGTTTTCACTTACCTTTGACAAAGTGGTAAAGATGAAGAAAAATGAGTGGGATGAGCTGAGAGAAAAATGCTTTGACATCGAAGTTGATGAAGCGATGAATGGAGAAGAAGGCATTGCCGAAGATTGGGATAGAGCAAATATGGCTGTTTCAATTTTTAAAACGCCGTATTCTGAGATTCTCACGATGGCATAACTTAAACATAATTATGGCAAGGCAGTCGAGCAATCGGCTGTCTTTTTTGTTGGGAGGAAATTATGGACGAAAAAGTAATGCATAACCTTCTCATGGATAAAGTCGGGAAAAAGTTTTACGGCCATAAAATCCTGAAGAGCAAATATCTTCCTCAAATTCCACTTGGAGCAGAGCGAGAGTACATCCGGCTGTCTAAGATGTATATGCAGTTACTCAAAGAGGAACTTGAAAAAACACTTCCCGAACTCAAGGAATCATACAAGGTCAACAGGGATCAGTCTGTAAGACTTGATGCGGACACAGACTTAATGCTCAAAGTTAATGAGTTATTTACTAGGATGAAAAATGAACTTTCGCAAAAGGTAGTTGGTTTTGGACTAAGGAGAAGACTGGAAAACCTTGCAAACCTCAATAGAAAGCTGACTATCAAGGAATGGAAGAAAGCGATTAAATCCACCCTAGGAATCGACATTATGGAAGACTATTACATGGGGGACTTTTACAAAGAAAGCCTTTTGGAATGGGTAATGCAGAATGTAGACCTTATATCAACGCTTCCTGAAGATAGCCTAGACAAAATGAAAGAGATCGTATTTGAAGGTTATGCAAAAGGACGGACCACAACAAGGATGGTCAGGGATATAAAAAGAGTCTACGGAGTCACTCTTAGCCATGCCATTCTCATAGCTAGAGACCAGACCGCAAAACTGAATGGGCAAATCCAAAAAGCACAACAACAGGATGCCGGAATCACTCAGTATATATGGTGTACTTGCGGAGATGAACGAGTGAGAGAAAGCCATAGACAACTAAATGGGAAAATGTTCAGTTGGGATACTCCGCCGACTAACTCCGACGGAAGAGCCTGCCATCCAGGAGAGGACTTTCAGTGCCGGTGTATTGGAAGACCGGTATTCGACAAAGAAACACTGAATCTTCCGGTTGATGAAAGCGTGGTAGTCACAATCAAATAATACTCAAATGTGAGCCGTGCCTTGACATGGCTCTTTTTATTTACAAAGGGGGAATAAATGTGTAACGGAGAAGGATATACAGATAAAACTGCTGAAATTGCGGTAGCCCATGTAATGAAAGAGGAGAGAAAGAGAAGAGGAGGAAAAAAGCATGGAGATAAGAGATGCACCAAAGTTAAAAAGAGTCAAGCGTTTAGATAGTATTCGGCTTGACAGGAACGATTCAACCTACTTTACGGATGAAGGGTATTTGGTAGACCACCCGATACTCACATCTTGCGGAGTGTTTGAATATACAA